GATAACTCATCTTCGTTTAATCCCCACATATCAAATTGAAATACTCCTTGTGACATTGGAGACCCTTTAAAGTAAGCATACGGTTCATACTTACCATCCATACACAATCTGTTACTTTCAGTGATTGACGCGAAATAAATTGTTTCAAAAATTTCTTTATTTAACTTACGAGCTTCCTCAGATGTGAAGATATAGTCCATCAAATAGAATACGTCCGCAAGTCCTTGAGTTCCAATAGCAATTGCTCTTTGTTCCAATCCACCTTTACGTCCTTTTTCAGTTGAGTAGTTGTTGATATTAACAACCTTGTTCAACGCTCTAACAACTTTACGTGTTTCCTCATACAATCCTTTGAAATCAAACTCTCCGTCTTTTACATAGTTCTTTAACACCATAGATGATAAAGTACAGATTGCGGTAGTTTTCTCGTCAGTATATTGATAGATTTCATTACAAAGGTTTGATTGTTTGATAACACCAATGTTCTGATGGTTTGTCTTTCTATTCGCGCTATCTTTAGAACATAGATATGGAACCCCTGTTTCAACTTGTGATTCAATAATCTTATTCCAAATTTCCTGAGCCTTAATTTTCTTACCAAGACCCATACTTACCGCTAATTTATAATTTTCTTCATATTCATCACCGTAACTTTCTTGTAATGGTTTGATACCTGCCTTAATAATATCGTTAGGACAGAACAAATACCAATCGTCGTTGTTCTTAACTGCGTTCATAAAGTTGTCAGGAATCCAAAGTGCCGTAAACAAATCACGAGCTCTTAATTCCTCAGCTCCTGTGTTCTTTTTAATTTCCAATAGGTCAAAGATATCTTTATGCCAAGGTTCCAAATAAATTGCCGCAGAACCAGGTCTACGTCCTTGTTGGTTAAAGAAACGAAGTGACTCGTTTACAATCTTCAAATACTTTAAAAGTCCCCCCGCATATCCACCTGAAGATGTAATACGACTCTCCTTACTACGAATGTTAGACATTGATAGTCCGATACCCGCAGCGTCCGATGAGTAAGTTGAGATGTCTCTCATGGTGTTTAACAACCCTTCTCTTGAGTCTGAGTCATTGTAGTGTAACACACAAGAAGCAAGTTGTGGTGTTTTAGTACCAGCGTTAATCATGATTGGTGTAGCTGGCGATATTCTTTGTGTTGATAACGCTTGGTAATACTCTATAGCTTCCTCAAATGTGTTAGTCACCCAAAGAGCAACTCTCATATACATGTGTTGAGGTCTTTCAACAACCTTACCATCAGGTAATTTTAATAAATACATTTCAGCAAGTGACCTCCAAGCAAAGTAATCAAAATTATAATCATTATCGTGATTGATTATTTCATCAATCTTATCAGGACCATAAGATTCAATAATTCCCATTAAATCATTACTCACAACACCATCAACGTGTAGGGTATGCATTGTATTAGAAAAACTTGGGTCAGTTTCCTTATGATAAGACGAAATAGCAACTGACGAAGCTAATCTTGAGTAATCGTGATGACTACCTGTAAATGCCGCAGCAATTTCATAGATTAACTTATCTAATTCTTTAGTAGTAATAATACCTTCAGTTGGTACTGAAGTGATAACCTTAATAAAGATTTCATCGGAGTTGACACTCAACCCCTTTGAAGCTCTTTTAATACGGTTATAAATTTTCTGTGGATTAAATGACGCATCATCTCCCCCTCTCTTTTTAATTTTAAGTGACATCATAGTTCTATAAAAATAATAAATTAGAAATCGTCAGTAAAGGACAATGTTTCATTCAATTTAGCTTTTTGGTATTCAACAGTTCTTGACTCAAAGAAGTTACCCTTTGTTTCAACTGCGATTTGTTCCATGAATTTGAACGGTTGTTCAACATTAAATTGTTTTTTACATCCAAACTTTAACAATAATCCATCAACAACAAACTCAAGATATTGTTTCATCAAATTTGAATTCATACCGATAAGTGAAACTGGTAGTGATTCAGTAATGAACTCTTTCTCAATCTCTAACGCCGACAATAAAATTTCTTTAATTCTTTTCTCACTTGGTTTGTTTTCAACGTGATTGTTTAACAAATGAATCGCGAAGTCACAATGTAGATTTTCATCCTTGAAAATCAAAGCGTTAGCGTTACACAAACCTTGCATAATACCTCTTGATTTCAACCAAAAAATAGAACAGAATGAACCTGAGAAGAAGATACCTTCAACCGCAGCAAACGCAACCAATCTTTCTTGGAACGATGCGTTCTCAATCCAATCCAAAGCCCATTTAGCCTTCTTCTGAACTGCGGGTAGGTTATCTAATGCTGTAAAACATTTGTTCTTCTCATCTTCATTTGACACGTAAGTATCAATAAGAAGTGAGTACATTAAACTATGAATATTTTCCATAGCTAACTGAATTCCGTAAAAGAATTTTGCTTCAGGATATTGTACTTCTCTGTAGAAATTCTCAGCTAAGTTTTCATTTACAATACCATCTGACGCTGCGAAAAACGATAAAATATTTTTTACAAAATACTGTTCATTCTCTGATAAGTTTTCCCAATCACGTAGGTCACCGCTTAAATCTATTTCTTCCGCTGTCCAAAACGCTGCTTGATGCATCTTATAATATTCCCAAATATCGTTGTACTTGATTGGGAATATCACAAAACGATTTGGATTTTCTGTTAAAATTTTTTCCATATTATTTAATTATTTTGTTGTTCTCTTTGTTTTCTTTTTTCTAATAATTCTTGAATTCTGTTTCGTTTTTTCTCTTCATTTTGTTCCTCAAGTCCTAAAAACGTAACTGAACTATCCGTATCAATATCTAAATATCCATTATCAAATTTACAATTCTCAAATACAACTCCATCATCACCAATTCTTGATTTAGTAATCGCAATTGTTGCTAATTTCATTTCTTTTTGTTGTAAACTTTTAGCCACCGTTATGATTACGTGACCAACTTGAGCCTTTTTAATTGACCCACCCATTTGGTCAGTGGTAACTACTTCTGATGAGATTGAACTTCTATTTCCTTGAGTTGCAGTCCATCCGACTAAATCTAACTCATGACACATAGATTCAAACCCTCTCATAACTGAACCTTCTGATTTCCATTCATCACCTAAATTTTTATCAGGTACAACACAATCAATATAATCTAAAACAACCATGTCTAATTTAATACCATCAGCAATCATTTTTCTAATCATATTCTTGATTTGAAGCATTGTCAAAGTATCAGACGGTAATTTTTGAAGAAGTAATTTATTCTCCATTTTATCCTCAATTTCTTTAACCTTAACCATTACTTCCTCCTTTTTGATTGATAGTTCATCAGGGTGAACTTTAGTCCATAATGTGAAATGTTTTCTTTGGATAATTTTAGGATTGTCTTCAAAAAATATTTGAAGTACACCATAACCTAAATTATATGCGTGATTTGATATTTTAGTTAAGAATGTTGATTTACCAACCCCTGTCGGAGCTAAAATCACACCTATCTCACCTTTTGCTAATCCACCCTTTAACAATCTATCAATACCTGGTATTCCCATAGGGATTGGATGTCTGTAATCCTCATTTAACACATCATCAAGATTAGAGAATACATCCGACATTCCGTCTTCTCTTTCCCCGACTTGTAATGCCTCTTTAATTAATTGCTCTAATGTGTCGTAGTTTTCAAACTCTCCCCCATCAATAACTTTTTGAGCTTTAGTGATTGCCTTTTGTAATTCTTGTTGTTTACAAAATTTAAGAGCCTTTTCTTGAACAAACTGTCCACCTTCAATAGTACTATCTTTGATTTTAGTTATTGTGTCAAGAACAATTTTGGAAGCCAACTCTTGCTGTAATTCAGATTTTGTTATCTGTTCCAAAGTATCAAAAGTAGGTGTGTGTTCATACTTTAAATAATACTCCTTAATCATTTGTATAATGATTTTGAAATATTTATTTTCAAAATAGTTTGTTTCAATTACATCAATTATGGACCTTCCGAACTCTTTGTCTACAATAATTTGATTTACCAATTGAATTTGGAATGTAGAACCTAGATAGTCAAAATTTCTAATTGTCGCCATAATTTTTTTATTCTTGTAATTGATAAATATTACCCCTCTACAGGAATTTCGTAGTTATTAAATGTTAAATTTTCAGCCGAAAAAATGTCTGTCAGGTCTGACAATAAACTTTTTATTTGCGGACGTATATCTACGGTGTATCTTATTTTAGGTGGGTATATTTTAGCGTCAAACAATCTATGACAAATTGTCATGTCATTATACCTAATAATAAGTGAAAAATACTCAGGACCATCAGTAAATGAGGTCTCAAGAATTTCCGGGTTCTCCATAATTTCATATGAATTCTGTAACATATAGTCAACAGTTTTCATCTTCAAAATATGGCACATTTCATCTTTAAAGTCCTTTATATATTCATAAAGGTCATCAGAGTTTTTCGCCTTAGGATTATAATTCCTAACGTTGAAAAATCTTTGGACGATGATGTTGTCATTAACTTTCATCAAAAATTCCAATTTGGTTACATCTTGTTCTTTCATAATTTATTTTTTGTTTGATATTTTTTCTTTTCTTTTCTTGTTAGTTTTAAAAATGGTTTAACAAAGTTAACCCAAGCTTCGTCTCCTTTTGGTAAAAATTTAAAAAATCCGTCTTCCATCATCATGCGAATAAGATTCCTGTAACCTCTACCTTCGGGGTCTAATGTTTCTTTGTAATAAAGTTCAACAATTTCTTTTCCTTCTTCTGTGATTAACGGATTAGATAAATCCACGATTTTTGTGTTAATCTCAAAAAATTCATTTCCATAGATACCTGATTTGGTTTTACCTGTAAGTAAATTTTGTAATACTTTGTTTTCTTTGTCTTCAGCGAATAACATTTCCGCTCTTGTTAAAATATCGGAAACAGATGTCGGTTTTTCAAGTATTTCGGGAAATAATTTAATAAAAGTTTTTTCCCCTAAAAAATAGATACCATCAATATTATCAGATTTATCACCAGATAACACTTTGTAAGTTATAACATTATAATGAGGGATTTCAGCTTCATATAACCTAATAAAATCACCATTCTTGTATGTTAATTTTGTATTTGGAGAATAGATTGAGACATTATCACTAATAAGTTGTGTCAAGTCCCTATCACCTGAAAAAATGGTTATAGTTTCATTTGTTGATATCTTACAGTAATAAGCAATTAAGTCATCCGCTTCATTATTATCAATATCTACCTGTCTAACAAACATCTCTTCAAGATATTGTTTAACTCGTTGTTTTTGTTCCGCAAAAGATTGTTCTTTAAACTCTTCTTTATAAATTTTACGATTTTCTTTGTATTGAGGATAAATTAATTTTCGGGCGGAAGAACTGTCTTCACCATCCCAAAAAACAACAACTTTATCAAAATTTTGTTCTTCAATAAAACGTCGGGTAGTATTCAGAAAATGCCAAATACCCCCAACGTGTTTCCCTTCATGAAAGAAATCTTTAACCCCATGAAAACCGATTTTTAATAAATTGTTACCGTCAATTAACAGTGTTTTAATCACTTAATTTATTTTAAAGGTTCTAGTCTTCAATATGTTCAATAACTTCCTCATCAAGAAGAATTTCACCGGTACCTGTTAAAACAGCGTTCCAATACTGTGAATATTCTTTTTTGTAACTCTCCAATGCCTCTTTAGTGTCTGAAATATAACCCTGTGGTACCGCAATAATCTTACCATCATTATATCCTAAACCATTTACGTGGTTTTTCAAGATAGAGATTTTGGTTCTGATTGCGTAACGAATAGTTCTATTATTTTTTGTTGCAGTAATATGATTAATACCCGCTTTCTTTTGATTTCCAAATAAGAATA